ATGCATCTACATCACCTGCAGATACCCCTTCAGATACAACATTTGCATATTCATTACCACTTGCCTTTACTAGGTCTTTTAAAAAACTCATAATTAATCCTCATGTTTATACTATTTATTATACTATCTTGGGTCTATTTTGTCTAGTCGATTTTTGATAAAAATTCATTTATATAATCAACCCCGACTGGGTCAAGTCCAATACCCTGTGGTAGTGAGCCAGGAATTGTGTAAGACCCAACTGTGTAGTTCATTTGATACGGTTCACCACCTTGGTTATAACTATGATATAAAGAACCACGGACTATTACCATATTCTTCTCTTTATTCATTGCAATGAATTGACCATCAAAACCAATCATCATTAACCAACCGTTATAATTTCTAAAACCTCGTGAGTATGTAGACTCATCAAAATTGATTCCATCAATGTACCATTCTCCTAATACACTCCCATCATTATCTAATACCATCTGACCAAGTTTTGCTTGGTCTACTAGTGTCATTTCAACACAACAATACGACAAACTATTACCAATAGAATCTGTCCACCAAGATACATCCTGTATTCCTAGATAAGAAAATAAATTGTAGTCTGCAAAATCACCAACTGACATTCCTGTTGCAGACTCTAATATAACTGCAAGATTTTGTGAATCACAATTATTGTATATGTGTATTTGTTGTTGATAAGAACCATATCGTTGTTCATCATAAAAAGGTGGTGGATTAGAAGAAGAATACATATTTCTATTAATACATACATCTTTTTGGGATTGGTAGGCCTGTATAGTTCCACCATCTTCATTAGTTTGACATGGAATACCTACCGATTGTGATGTAGAACCTTCACATATAACTTCTAAACCACTTCTATGGTCTACTAAGTGTTCTACTGTAATCATCGTACCTTGACTTCTACCGTACCATTCTTCTATATATCTATCTGAAGTTTCATCCAATCGTAAGTAGTCTTGGTCTGATGCAATTCCAACTAATAGACTTGTTATTGATTTTGTTATAGACCAAGTTCCTGTTTTGTCATAGGTATCATTTCCACCCCATCGTTCATCAATAACTACATCAGTTAAATGACTATGTTTTGTTTTGATTGCATTTCTTTCTATCTCACCTATATCTCTATAGTCCTCTCTTAAAAGTTCACCATCTTTATAGATAACAATTCCTTGAGTGTAGTATCCATCCTGCATAATATATTCGATTGCTTCCGAATAATCACCAGTGTAGGTTGTTGTATCACCACCACTACTACTAGGTGGTGGAGTATATGTTGGGATTACTTCTATGGGTGGGGGTGTTGAACTACCACCGCCACATGCAGTAAGTAGTAATGTGAGTACTATAGTTAAATTTTTCATAGTGGTATAATACCACTTTTTGGGGGTCGTTGTCTAGAGGGTTTTTGCTAATTCTTCGGCTTCATCTTCAAGTTTAACTACTGTTTCACACATTTTCTTATCAAACTTGATATGTTCTTCCATCATAGTTTTGAGAGTGTGGATTTGAGTTTCCATGTATATAAGACCTGACAATATAAGGATAACCATACCAATATAAAAACAGTCTATTGCCGTAATTATGATATATGATTCTTCCATCTTATGAAACCTTATCTATCTGTTCTTGGGTGACAGTTCCTTTTTCTAGTAATAATTTACGATGTTCTAAGTGTCTTTGTTCTGTAGTATCTTTATTTTCACCAGTATATTCTACTGCATGGAAATCATTAATCATTTGTTGATTAACTGATACTCTATGTTGTCCTTCAAAGGTTCTATGACCTTCTGATTCATCCATCCAATCTTCGTCTGTTTCTTCATGACTAACAAATAATTCCCCAAGGATTCTTCCAAACTTTCCTTTATCATGAGAGACTAATGTGATTTCACCTTCTGAGAGAAGATGTTTAAGATGTGCTTTTGCAGCCTTTCCAAATAGTTTTTCTACTTTATCTCTTGTTCTTGATTCGGGTGTGTCTATACCCATTAGGCGGACTCTTTGTTTTTTTAGAACTGTTGAGAAACCTAAATCGATATCTACATCCACCGTATCACCATCTACTATTTTAACAATTGATACATGAAATTCTGCTTGTTTGAAGTTTTTAGTGGACATTATACTTTATTTAGGATAATTATGTTTTCTATGTGAAGTTTTTTCATCCCAGTCCTGTATTGCCTTTCTGATTGAGTCTTCTGCAAGAACACTACAGTGTAATTTGATTGGTGGAAGTTCTAAGGCTTCTGCAATTTCTTTATCTTTGATTAGTTTTGCTTCTGCCATTGTTTTTCCTGTCAACATTTCTATAAAAAGAGAACTACTAGCAATAGCAGAACCACAACCATACGTTTTAAATTTAACATCTTCTATAACATCTGTATCGGGGTTAATTTTTAAGTCCAACTTCATGACATCACCACATGCTGGTGCTCCCGTCATTCCTGTTGCAACATTGGGGTCTTTGGGGTCGAATCTTCCTACCCCGTGTTTTGAAGGATTGTTTAGTACGTCATTGAATCTGTCTACTACTTTATCTGAATATGCCATACTACTATTTAGTGAAAATGAACACTGGTTCCGTTTTAATTCCTTTACCTGCAATAGAAGATAACACTAGGTGTAATGTATCTACCAATTTAAATCCCTCTTCAGAACTAATTCTCAATACTTCCTGTTCAATCCAATCATGTTTTGTGGTATTTGCAATATTCAATATCATAGTACCTTCATCTTTAAGTACGATATCACACCCTTTAATCATTTCTCTGAGAAATCCCTCAGTCCACTTTTCTCGTGTAGGGTGTCTTAGATAAGATTGGGTCGGTTCATCTGAATACTTTTCACAATCAAAATAAGGTGGTGAAGTAAACACTAAGTCTACTTTACTCATAGGAATCCAGTCCTCTGCACATTGGTTATATATTTCTATTGGTTTAAACTCATCATATAATATTCCTTTATTATAATTATTTGCAAGTTCACAAAGTCCTGTATATGATTTTTTAGATGGGTCTGTTCCTATGTATTTTTTACAATTAGATGCAAGAAACCCAAAGAGTCTTCCACCCCATCCTGCACATGGGTCATAGACTGTTCCTTGATTTCCATAAGTGTCGTAAATATATTTTGCAGCTGTTGGTCTAAAATTAGATACAGATTGACCTGCAAGATATACTTTAGAGTTTTGTCTCATACGATTAACTGAGACTTTACCACCTTCGTGTTTGTCTACCCACTCAATAGTTTTACGACATAGTTCTCTCAACTTATCATCATCATCCCATAGTTCTAGAATGTTATTAACTTCAACCCAATGTGGATGGAAACACCAAAGGTATCCAAGACCATGCATTGTCTGTTGAATGTTTTTACCATCTATTAACTTTCTAGTATCATACTCAATAATCTTATTGAGTTCATCAACACCATCATAGTCGGAGAATTGGTAATGTGGATATCCTCGTTCTCTCCAGTATGAGAATAACTCTTCTACTCTATCCAAAGAAACTATCCAATGATGCAACTGGTTCAGTGTGCCATCCAATTAAATCGATGACCTTTTTGAGTGGTTCTATAAATGACTTATCAAACTGCATATCATAGTCTACAAATCTATGCAGGTCAAACTCTCTTGGTAATACATTAGAATAAGATATCACATTCTCTCTGATTGGATTTGGTACAGTCAAATATGTAAAATGTATCTTGTCACTATTCTTAATAACTTCATATCGTTTATCGAGATTCAGTTCTTTCAATCGATGATTGTAAAGTAATGCACCTCTGACGTGTATGGGTGTTCCTTTAGAATAGATGTTACTGGCATCTCTGTAGTTATGTAAGTTATTACAACCTCTAGGTGAAGACATATCTTCTACTGGAAGGTTTCTAAAATCCTTTCGTGCAGTCTCTACGAACTCCCAAAGTTCATCTTCATTTGCAGTCATAACTAGATTGAAGGCTTCTGTAAGTTTACCTCTGACCCATTGTGGTGTTGAACTCTTTGCAGTTTCAATACCCATCATCTTGAGTTTAGGTTTGGCTAGTCTCACACCTTCATTGTCTAACACGTTTAGGATGTATCGTTTCTTTGCAGTCCAAATACCTCTGTCTGCAATGACCTCTCGTCCCATCTGCATCTTCTGTTGGAATGCATTAGTGTAATCTGCAAGTTCGTCATATCCCTTTGCAAGAACACCTTCAACTTTATCTTGACCAACTGTATTTAAGAAATCTACAATTTTTGATTTGTCTGTTCCTTCGGGAAACACTTGAGATACTAATGCATCAAAAGTAATGTACACTGAGTCTGTATCCATTGCAATTACATAATCAACATCTTCGGTTTTAAGGACATCGTTCATCCATAAGTTAATAGTCTTCTCTGCATGTTTAATAACCAACTGACCAGTCATGGTAATAGCTTCTGCAAGATTAGGGTCAAAGAATGCAAAGTATTGATTTGCAAGAGCACCATAGGCAGAGTTAAGTGCAATCTTTCTTACTTGTTGATTGTTGTATGCACGTTTGATAAGTGTATTAAGTTCGTTCTTTCGTTTTCTATCTGTACACTTCTGTAGTTCTTTCTGATACTCAATCATCTTACCCTTCCACTCTTTTCTCTCTTCATAGAATGTCTCCATGAGTTCGGGAAGGAATCCTTGTTTCTCTCTACTGAACATTACTCCATTAGGGGTGACAGTTCTATTAGAATTTTTAAGGGATGATAAATCAACAGTTTGGTCTAACATCTTCTGAACATTAACATCCATTCTCTCCCCACCCTTGACCATCTTCTCGGGGGAAATGTTGTGTTGCATAATGATATGAGGATAGAGTGAGTTCAAGTCGAATGACATAACCCAATCATGTTTACCCACAATAGGGTCTTTGACATATGCACCAACAATAGAATGTGTTTTACTTCTATCTAATTTCTGAGGTGGTGTTTGTATTCCCTGTTCTTTGAGGAAGTTGTATATGATTGTTTCCCAATACTTTACCATTCCGAAAGTATCTGAGAAATTACACTTTGCATTATAAGCCATTGAGTATGTGAGTTCTAGTAAACCCATCTTATCTTCTAGGTCTTCTACAAGTGTCACATCTTTAACATTGTATTCCAAGAATTTAGAATAGTTTTGTTGATATAATGTATGCAGTGAACCATATTCAGAATAATCAATCTTTGCTTTATCTAACTCAACGTGTGCAATATGATTTAGTGAATAACTTTCTTGGTTTACAAATGTATGTTTTTTGTACAGTTCCATGTAATCAAGGATGTTGATTCCATACAAAGTAAACACTACATTCTTCTGACCATAGTTGTTTGTATACTCTCTAACATCAGACATATTCCATGGAGAGAACTTCTTGTGTTCTCCATCACCAAATAATCTATCAACACGATTACAAAGATAGGTCATGTCAAATGCATCGACATTCCATCCTGTTACAATGTCAAAGTTTTCCTTTCTCCAGTACTTAATGAACTCCGTGAGTAGGAATGCTTCGTTCTTGCATTCATGGTATATAACATTTGCAGGACACTCATCCCATGGGCCGATACCAAAGGTGTGTGCATTGTGTCTAAATGGTTTGATTGTAATTGCATTGACCTTTTCTTCTGCAAGAGTTGGTTCGGGAAATCCGTTTTCTGATTCACACTCGATGTCAAGTGTTGCAACTTTGATTTTACGGGGGTCGTATTTGACATCACCTTTGAATTTGTCGGCAATATAAGTGTAGATATACTTGTCATATCCATGAATCTCAAATCCTGCAGTTCCATCATATTGTTCACGAAACTTTCTTGCACCACCCATGGTGTTAAGATTAACAACCTCAAGTGGTCTTCCGTCCAATGAACGATATGCAGTCTCACCTTTTTTAGATGGGACATAGTGATTGGGTCGGTATGCAACCGATAGTTTTTGTTTTTTGTTTCCGAGATAACCAGTGACTAGAATTTTGTCACGAGTTCTACACACATTAGTATAAAAGTCCATGTAGATATTATACTACAGAATGACTTATTCTACAAGTGTTTTTCTAGTTGGATGTAGTAATTCTTTTACTGATTTTAGTTTGTCTTGTGCATCTGCAAGTTTTTCAACTTCTGATTCCAAGGCTTGAACTATGTCGGGATGTTCACCAATCCCTGTTGGGTTTGATTGATATACCATAGCATTTGCAGTATGAACTGCAACATCACCTTCTAGTTTCTTTTCTAATGCTCTTAATAAATCTGCCATAATTAATTGTTCCCTGTTGCAACTTTATAGTTTGTCTCTAAGTTTGGTCTTACTTTAAACATAGTAATGACTTGAGACTTATTAACTGTAAAGTTATACTCTCTTGCAAATGGTAACCAAGGTGCAAGATTTACTTCCATTTTACCATCCTCAACCATAACTATGCACAATTGAGCCTCTTCAATAGTTATCTCTTTAGAGGACTCGGTCACTCTTCCTAGAATGACCTCTCCACCTAAAAGTTTAACTGCTTTAATTTCAGTTGATGGTGTCTTAAACACAACTTCTCACTGATTCTTGTAGTTCGACTGAACGTCTTCCTACTTGTCCAAACCACTTAGAGTCTTCCATTTCTACTGCAACCTTTTCCCAGTCACATGATACAACACCTTTCCACATGTTGTTGAACTTACCAAAACGACTTCCACCTAAGTTGAATGTCATGTTGACTAGAACGTGTTGGATTTCTTCGGGTAGGTCATAAAAGTCTGAACCACCTTTTGATTCAAACACATGAATAGTTTCTTCAACATGTTTGTCAA